GATCGTCGCTGTATCCTTGCTCCTTTAACAGCCTGCATTCACGTTGATTTAGTTCGTAGACGTTCACGACTTCACCACCTTCCCTTCAAGGATTCGATGCATAAAATCATCGAACACTTCCTCTTGCGATTTGTAGTATTCGTATTCGTTCGCAGAAATTGCACGGATAGAGACTATTGCGTTCGGGAACCTTTGGCGGATCTCTCCATCGCGTCGTCGGAACTCGCGATTCGCATCGCGTTCGTCGCAGCAATTGACGGCAAGAAACTCCGTCGTTGTCTCATCGAACCGACCGGAAGAAATAGCTTCCGATGTCAGCACCGCGAAGAATCTCCCGGTTCTGCCCGAGGGAACCTTGCCGCAGATTCGAGTAACCTCAACCCGAAGATAGAGCATCATGACTTCGCCTTAGCCTTTCTCTCTTGTACTCGCTGTGCCACCATCTTTGCGGCAGACTCGGCAGCCTGAACCGCAATACCACTTCGATAGCCCAGTTTGTTGATAGTCTCGAGGATCGATGTCTCGATCTCTTGAGCTAGCTGGGCACGTTCAACAGTCGATAGACTCACGACTCACCTCGCTTCAACTTCGGAAGAAGTTCTCCAAAGTACGCTTCAGAAACGTCACCAAAATACACCGACCAAAAACCAGATTCGCCGCCAGCGAACTTACCTTGCTCTCGCTTGGCAATGACTCCGCCTTGGTTCAATCGTTCTATTAGTCGTGTTGCGACGAAGATCCATAAATCCAGTGGCGGAAACCTTCCGTCACTAAGCTGCGGAGTACGTTCAACAAGTTCACTTGTGCTCACTGAAAATTGCATATTGCTCACGCTTCACCTCCATTTCGCTGAATAGCGTCGTAGACCTCTTGGCGATGAATCTGAACATCCTTTGATGCCTCAAAACCCAATCGCACCTTATCGCCGCGAATCTCCAAGACGACGATCGAGATGTCATCGTTGACTCGAATTCGCTCCATTGCTTTCCTACTGAGAATCAACATCTCCAACACTCCATGCAAAAGATTCCATCAAACTTCAAAAAGTCCCCCCGGCAGCAACTATTGCCACCGGAGGAACAGCAATCCCCGCCACAGGGATAGTGCCCGTCGAGGGTTCGAACCTCGCAGCCACACATCACGCCCGAAATCGTGTAGCCCCTCTACCATGAGGAACGGGCCTGTACTAACGCTTCGCCTTTTTCTTCTTGACCGGAGTTGGTTCTTCAACCATCCCAGGTCGATTGACTTCGCTCGCAGGTATCCTCCAGCGTTTCACGGGCGAACCTTTGGGCGATACGTTGATCGCTTGGATGTCGCCGCGTGCAATCCGACGAAGGATAGTTTCGTAGTTCACACCCCATGCGTCTGCTAACTGCCGAGGGTGAAGAAATGCTTGTGTTTTGCTCATGTCGGAATATTATCTACACATATCGATATTTGCAAGGCTTGTATTTTAATATTTCTGCAATTACAGTCGTAAAGTATTGCGTAGCAAGAAGATAAATTTTTTGTTATTGACACTTGTCTACGCCTATGGTCATGTGTCGATATGGGTAAAGAAGCGATAGCACCGATAAATGCGAACGAAGCGGATGTTGCAATTCGAAGGCTGGAGTACATCCGTACAGCACTTCCCGAGCTACTCGATTGGTTTAAGACTCACCCAGAATCTAAAGAGCTTTGGTGTTTTCGGCTGTTCAGTCTTGAAGAAGGATTGCGTAGACTAGAAGCGTTTTTGCCAGAGATGCGTCGCTCAATGCAGATGCACGCAAAAGGTCAACCACTTGGCCCATCTAGCACAAAGACCCGAGGATCCAAAAAGACCCTCGAGGAACAAAAGAAAACGCTGGACGCGAAGAGATCAGTTCGCAAGAAGAAAACCTAAATGTCTCAAATCGTTCCACCACCAATTCAACCTAAGTTCACCATTGGCCCCCGACAGTCTAAAATGGCAAAACCAAAGTTGCCTGTTTTTGCCATCGTTGGCGCATGTTGTTTACTTGTATTCTCGTTATGGATGGTACGGCAACAATCCAAACCACCCTTAGATTTAGGCGGTTTTCAGGCTTTTGGCCAAATAGACTTCCTTATGAATGTCCAAGATAAACAACGCCTAATTATCGAATCGATTAAGGTTCGGAAAGATGTGTGGGACAATCCCCAATTTACGTTTGATTTGACGATAAAAAACAATTCGTCTGAGCCGCAACCGAGTGGCATATTGCTACTTCGGACTAAGCAACCAAATCGCCCGTTGCCCGATTACAGCACGTTTGCAACTTTCAAGTTTCGCGGCGGTATTCTACCAGGAGAGTCGTTGCAAACATCATGCACGGTTGAGTGCTCATTTTTGAATGGTGCGACTCACCTTCTGTACCAACTTCCGCCTGGATGTGTACTCCAAGCGAGTATTGACGGTAGAGTCTGGATTGATTTGCTTATCGATTAGATTTCTCAACAACCCTCCAGTCTCTCGGCGTTGGCAATCCGTGCGGCCATATCAAACAGCCTGATTCTCGATCAATTCTTGCCCATCGTACTGCGTTCCTCGCTGCGTTGTGTGGACTGACCCGAGCGATAACCCTAGTAAACTCTCCCTCTTCGTCCGCGATCAGCAAATCGACGTAGACGGGCACTATCGTTACTCTCCAGCCCATATCCATTGCTCGTCCTGCCAACCGCATGCCGTGCTTCCAATGGTTGACTACTTTGGTCCGCACTTTGCCGCTCTTGCTTGTCGCGATCACTTCCCACATGCTAATGCCTCTATCGTGTTCGGGTTGCTTTTTCTTTTAGGTAGATTTTGCTAGCCATCTTGACACCTTTGGTCCCGCCTGCGTAAAGTATTAGCTCACCACGAACAGCAGTCCCCGCCACGTTTCCGCTGTACGAGGTATCTATGAGCAATCCCGATTACCTGACGGTGCGTCAAGTCGCTGACCGTTTTGGAAAATCTCCCTCTTGGGTAGTCCGTCGCATCAAAGACGGTCGTCTACCGGCAAGCAACATCAACACACCGGAGTTCCCTCGTTACGCTATTCGCAATGAGGATGTGAATAAACTTATCGTTGCTTCTACGCGACGCGTTGAAGTCGTGACCGGCGATGTGATCGAGTTCATTAAGTAACGCAATGATTGATCGAGCCCCAAAGGAAAAACTATGCAAAACCAAACCAATGTTGATGGGGCTTCGATCCAATCAATTGTTCATGCGTCAATTCGAGAAAAGCCTATTTTATTCAGCGCTCCGATGGTCAGAGCGATATTGGAAGGCAAGAAGACGCAAACGCGGAGAATCGTTAAGCCACAGCCTCCAGAGTGGATCAACGAACTGCACGGAAACGAATTGAGCAAGCGAGCTCCATACCACATCGAAGATGATGAGCAACGTGTTTTCGGATGGGGATTTCAAGACGATCACGATAGGTATTACAAGTTTCCATACGGAAAGCTCGGAGATCGTCTATGGGTTCGCGAGACTCATTGCCAGTACGGAGACGGATACATTTACCGAGCAGATTACGGTCAATTTACGCCAATTAGCGATGGAATCGGTGGACCGTGGAAGCCGTCGATTCACATGCCGAGAAAGGCAAGCCGGATAAATCTCGAGATTGAATCCGTTCGCGTCGAGGGACTGAACGACATTAGCGAAGCGGACGCGAAGGCCGAAGGCATCGCGACGAGCAAGCCGGAGTTTTCGTTTATGACGCTTTGGAAGTCGATCAACGGTCCAGACAGTTGGGACAGCAATCCGTGGGTCTGGGTTGTCCAGTTCCGTCGGGTTTGATCGCATGAACGCTACCAATCAATCGGTTGCCGCGATTGATTTTCCATCCCAAACACGCATCGACGGCAACTCGATTGCATTGGTTTGTTATCCACCATGTTCACAGTTGATTCGGCCAGAGAACTATTAACGAAAGCGGACATCTTTTTTGGGTGCGACGATCCCGAAGACGATCCAAAGTACGCGCAGATGATTAACCTTAACGACGCTTTTTACTGGGCGTGTTCGGACGCGGAGTATGTCGAGGACAGCGAATTACCGAGGCTCGCAGAACTGTTTTGGCGGTACGGAAACGCAGGGGTCAATTACTGGGTGTTGGTTGAAAAGCGAGGTGGCGACAAACCAGAGTTTGTTGACGTTCAAAGGCAAGTCGAGTTTGTGGCGCAAGAGGAAGCGATTCGCAAGGAAGAACCGTCTTCCTCCAAGCGAGCGTATCTCAAGCGACAGTACACAATCGGCATGTGTGGATAACGTCAGGATTATCCGAGGCGACCAATGCCAGACAGTTACGAATTACATTTACGCCAAATTGAGAGAGCAAAGATGGCAAACCAAGAGACCAAGCCTTCGGATCAATCCGTTGTTCATACGCCTGGACCCTGGGAGGCAGTTCGGTCGTTAACGTGTGGTCATCTCAGAGCGGCACACAATTACCAAGTGGACCCTAAAGAAGAATGGACAGATGCAGACCTCAAGTTGATTTCGGCCGCCCCCGAAATGCTCGAAGCGTTAAAGTTGCTTTGGACTGAAGTTGCGGAATCGGGCAACGCAACCGCAAACGACTTTGGATGGCGAAAAGCAAGAGAAGCGACTTTGGCAGTGTTGCGCAAGGTCGTGTGAACGCTTCCGACAACAGAACGACCATGATCTACACTCACGTTGACCCCTCCGGCATTGCCGAAGCGAAAAGTCCTCTTGCGATGGGTGGTTGGTTTTACCCCACCGGCACGAAGGATCAAATCTACCGAGGAGAGGTAGGTTGACCAAACCAGACAAACCACGTCCTGACTTTCCTCTCTTCGCTCACTCACGAGGCAAGTGGGCAAAGAAGGTAGACGGCAGTACGAAATACTTTGGTCGGTGGGAGGATCCTGAAGGAGCGCTTCGAGAGTACCAAGAGTGGATGCGATCGCAAGAGACGCCAGCGTTGCCAAGCTCCGATGGACTTTCGATCAAAAACGCATTCAACATCTACCTCACCCAGCGCAAGAAAGACGCGGACGCGAAGACGATAGCCATTCGAACGTTTACCGACTACAAACGCACTCTTTCCGCGTTCGCGAAATTCTTCGGTTCAAACCGCACCATTCAATCGCTGTCGGTACTTGACTTCACTTCCTACCAGAATGCCTACGCAGCGCGAAACAACCCTGTAGCGTGCGGGAACGAGGCTACGCGAATCAAGTCTGCTTTTAAATGGCTGCGGCAAGCGAAGCTGATCGAGGAAGTTGATTTCGGTTCCACGTTTAAGAAACCGTCGAGGAAAGTCGCTAGGCGATATCGTCGCGCCCGAGGGGAAATGCTTTTCACGGCTCCCGACATCCATGCGATCCTAAACGAGTGCGGGATTAAAATGCGATCCGCGATCCTCCTGGGAATCAACTGCGCGTTCCAAAACGATGACATCGAACGACTGCCATTGAAAATTGCCAAGGCTGCGATCGCCAAGGGAGTCATGGAGCTTCCTCGGGAAAAGACGGAGATCGAGCGCGGTTGTCCGCTGTGGCCGGAAACGATTGGGGCTCTTGAATCCTGGTTGGCGATCCGTCCTGACTCCAAGAATCCGCAATGCTTCCTCCGTTTCGATGGCGAACCACTTACGGCCGGAAACGCCGAAGTCGCGAAATACTTCCGATCCATCCGAGAAATGGCGGGGGTAAAGGGCGGCGGGTTCTCTTGGCTACGAAAAACGTTCGCCACCTATGCATCGGAGTGCGCCGATCAGATCGCCGTCGATGCGATCATGGGTCACGTTGACGACAGCGTTCCAGGGCAATACAGGCAACTCTTGCGAGAGAACCGACTACACAAAGCGACGGACACGGTTCACGCTTGGCTATTTGGAAACTCTTAGCGCAGCTTCTCCGTACACGTTGGATCCAATCGATCGATCGAGCCGCACACCGCAACGGAAGGAAAACAAAGGTAAAATGGCGGAAAAACGTAAACCTGAGCTTGTATTCATTGCCGTCTGGCAAGGCAATTATGAGAGTACTCGCAAGAAACGGATCGCCAAAATAGAGCTATTTCCTGCGAGCCTATGGCGACCAAAAGCTATGTTCGGTGCCGGTCGTCAATCCGGACTGATGTACCACGAAACTCGCGGCGATGTCTACCGAATCCGAGTCAACGGAAAATGGTACAAGCCAAAGGGCAGACAAACGTTTACCCTGTCCGAAGTTTTCTCGAACTTCCGCAGGTCGATCAAGCTGCCAGGAGTACAGTACACCCGGTTAAATCATAGCTGGGTGTACCGCACAAAACCGCGAATCGGGAGTATCCCTTGCAAATCATTAGTACGCCCGGAAGGATTCGAACCTTCAACCCTCGGTTCCGAAGATAGTAGATTGCGTTCCTTAGCTTGAGGTTATGTGCTGTGTTTTCTTTGGTGCGTCTCCGTTTTTGGTGTGCCGATACACCTTCACAACTTGTCAGAAAGTACCAGTACACCTCAAAGTACACCCAGGGTGTACCAACCCCAAATCGCCACGGAATCTTCCCAAGATAGCTCAGGCTTACCGAGCTTGCGATTGACCGCGTTATGGACCTCCCAAGTCCATCTCCACCAATCGTCGAACCTCGGAGGATTCGCTTTCATTATCGCCTCGAATGCGTTGCGGCATTCGCATCCAAGGCTCGGGATTCGCTTTAGCCAGCTTGCAAACCATTCTTTGGTTGCGTCTTTTTTGGTGTGTAGTTCTTGCCATAGAGCATGATAAATATTTAGTAGTTGTTTATCACGTTCTTCCCTAGCAAGCTCTCTCGCTATCCTTGATTCATTTTGTTTCGATGTCTTTTTTTCGTCGTCTCGAAAAGCCTCGCAATAAACTGCGTTTGTTTGGCACAACTCATGCAATCGTCCTATCATGCGTCGTTTGTTGCGATCGCACCAACCAGCCACAGGGCAGACGCAATCAGTATTCATTCTGTAATAGTCAGATAAAAGTAAGAAGGGTCTGATTCACCACCCTCCGAAACAATCGTGCCTCCACAACAAGCACCTACGCCGCTGCATTCAAAGTTCTTTTCGGTCAGCCACGGAAACTCTAGATTAAAAGGTATGCAAGTCGATGTGGCTTTTGCATTTGCCCCTGCGCTCGGCGGAATGTCGTTATCTGGAGTTGTGTTGTACACCGTGTCCACATCGTCTGGATCGAAATTGAGCGTCGAGCACAAGTAAGCAGTACCACCAAATCGAACCGCGGTAAGTAGAAATTGCGGACGATCCGTTAATGATGTCGTTCGACACAAAAGGATAAACGCTAACGCATGGCTTTCAATTCCAGCTTCTGGACACAGCACTACTTCGCTGCACCACTCGAGCTTTAACGGCCAGTATTGCGTTACAGGTGGAGTCAGAAGAGGAATTTCATCGACATGACATTGGTTCATTTCATACGTCCCCTCAATGCCAGGGCAATTGTCTGCGGTAATCGTGAGGTATAAACGTTTCGGAATACACTTTACATCCAGTGTCGCTCCATTGCGATCAGTGCAATAGCAATCACACTGCGGACATGCTCTGTTTTCCTGAAAATGGACCTCGTATCTCCAATCATCGAAATCACCGGATTCAAATTCGAAATTTCCAACTTCAGTCATGTTACACCGTCCAGCATGTATCCCCAGGAGTATCTACGCACATCGTCACCCAAAAAGGCGATTGGCTCGTTCGGGTTTGTATCCCGGCCGATAACTGTACATCAGGTTGCCAGCAAACAAAAAGTATCTCGTCCTCTAATTCCCACACGTACTCCCACTCTTCAAAATCTGTTCCGTCCTCCACTCGAACCGTAAGTGTGCCGCCAACTCCAAATGAACCTGCAAACGTCACACGAACGCGATAATCTAAAGCCGGATCACCGACCTTGATGACATAAACGCTTCCGTCAGTCGCGTTACGCATTGTAGATTGTGACCAGAATGAACCTTTTGGTGCGTATGATGGGTGGCATATTGTTGTCCTATCAGTATCGGATACTAATATATTATCCGTTATGACTCCATCACCAAACCACCCAGCGCCAGGATCACCATCAGCACGGTTGAAGTCGTCCTCGCCAATCAAGCAATCACCGCAACAACAGTTTACAAACGACCCCATTTAGCAAACCCTCAAAGCAAGCCATTTGTACTCTGTTGCCCACATGACGATATCTACCTCAGGATCGATTTCCGAGACTACCGAAATAGCCTTAACAAAGTACCCGCTATCCTCATATGCTCCGTCCTTGATCGATCTCCAGTATTCTACCAACTCGGGAGATGTGATTCCTAATCCCTCTGTAGTCGTCTTTCCCCGCAAACATGGTGGGTAGAAATGCTCGACACGCTTGATCCATGGCATCGGAACAGCGTTGTTGATGATTCGAGTTGATTGATACCCCGTTTCGTCAGGAAGCCACCATTGGACCTGTCGGATTTCTTCGCCTGGAGCTTGTTCGATTACCCCGTAGTAGGTTTCATCGCGTATGTCGCCCTCGGCTGTGAACCATGCCGCACATGCCGTCGAGATTTCCGTTTTCCTGGCCGTAAGAACCTTCCTGGTTGTTTCGTTGGCTAGTTCGTGGTCGCGGATGCAAATAACACGCTCTCCTGTTCCGAACGTAGCAGTATCGCTTTCGACCGTTCGAATCGGATACCAGTCCCTTGGCCATATTTCTACTTTGCCGTGCTTGTCTTCGTCTGCCAGCGTAAAGACTTCATTCCCGACTAACCTTCCCTCGTCCTGGGCTTCGGTAATCGCTTCCGTGTCTTGGTTGTCGCTCAGGAGGATGACCGTCAGTTCACCCGTGAACGGATCAAATAACAGGTCACAGCCTTGAGTAGCCAGCAAACCAGCGAGAACATCCGCCACGGAGCCATGGGCATGGATATTGTCGGGGGAATCTGGGGTCACTGGCAACGAGGGAGCCGTCAACGATGTCAGTGCAAACAGTTCGTCCAGGATTTCTTCGAACGTGTAGGGCACGTTGGACGCCTGGCAGTAATCAGGATCGTAGATTTTGTGCTGCGTTGTCCCGCCCGTCTCCCAAGTCATTAGGAACAGCGAGTTGAAAATGCGATCGATCGAAGCTCGCTCGAGGTGAATTCGCTTATCGTGGAACGTAACCCAACAGTTGTCCGAGTCGTCGAGGGCTGAACATTCCGTCGCGATATACCCTTTCCATTCGACCGTTTTTTCCGTCTGCCATCGGTCTGCTTGGTCGCGTTTCTTGACCACACATTTGATCGTCACCTCCGCACCGGCAGCGACGATGAACGCAGCATCGGCGGAACGCAAGTACATGCATGCCTTACCCGCCCGAGTCCCTCGAGGGCAATCGATGTAACCGCGCTCCTCCGTCTCGCTCGATGGCACTTGGATTGCGTTTCTACCATCAACCGACCACTCGTATCCGTAGACGCCACTCATGCTGCCACCAATCCTCGAGAACCCCAACCCTCATTGGCTGGAAATGGTATCCGTTCAAACCTCCATTCTGGTTGTTTAGGAGCGACTCCAGTGTCCAACCACTCCTTAGCCTCCCTAACCCCTGCGCGTGCGGCTGCGGCGATCGTCATTAATCTAGCGCCGCATCGACAGTTGTAATCCCATGGCGGGGTGAACCGATCCCAAAACGGATCATCTCGACGATAGATCCCTGTGCCGTTTAGCCCGAGTTGCCCGAGCTGGAAGTGAGTCATTCGAGTCCTGGCATCGTCGATCGGCAAATAGGCTTGGTACGGGAACAACTCCGAAACGATTGGATCCGTAGCGAGTGTTTCGCGACCGTCTCGGAATGCACCTTGGACGTTCGTTCGATAGATCGTTTCTACTCTCGCTGGTCCCAATCCTGATTTCTCGAGAACATCCCCTAGCCTAGCTTTGAACGATCGGAGGGAAGTACCCTCATCGACATCGGCAGAAAGCATGTCCCGAACGCGACCGATAGTGTCCTCAGTAAGATCGCCCGTAATCATGTAGGCTTTCTTCCTGGCCTCATCGCTTGCCGCGTCCCACTGTTCTCGAGTGAATGCGTTCCGTTGTGCCAATTTACTGGCCGCTTCCTCTAGGAGTGGAAAACGGAGCTTTGGCTGGTCATTAAAAAGGCTAGTCAATCGAAAACTCGGGGGAGATGGCGGTTGCCTGACTCCTGTCTGGAATTCCTCCCAAACCCAACTGGGGAATTGCCTGGAAAGATTGTCCATGCCACCGATCCATCCTGCGAGTTCTGAATCGCTCATGTGGTCGATGAGAAGCGGTGTCGTTCTTGCGATCGCGCTCCGAGTCGCTTGCAAAAGCCATTCATTCGGAACTGATCCAAACTGCCGGTAGAGACTATCGACGATCTTGAACCGTAAGTCCGCGAATAGAGCTTCAGCGCCGATCAACGCCCTGCCAACAATCCTGTCGGTTTGTTTGATCGACGCATCCATAGCTACATCGGCTTTCTAATGGTTAGTTTCTCAACCGCTTTGTCTTGATCTAATTGCTTGTACTTGTGTTTCGCTGCATCCATAGCAATTGCTTCAAGGTCGCTATCGTCAAAGCTATATTGATCGAGAATCTCATCAATCGGCAATTGCTTATCGGATTCCTCTAAAGTGTCTCGCATTGCTTTTTCTAGTTCTGCTTTTGACAGAACTACAGAAACCTTTGGGCTAGGAATAACGTACTCTGCGCCTGGGGCATCCAGTTGCTTCCCATGCAGCATAATAAGCATTGGATTCTTAGTTCGTTTGGTGTAGTTTTCTCCAGTAACCGACTCTGCCGCACCTAGCAGCATGTCAGCTACTGCAGCAGACAGTGAAGAATATCCGCTTACACCTTCCATGTATTCCGAACTATCCGACCATTCATTTCGCGATCTTGCTGGTAAATCGCGGTTTCCGTCGTGAATGCGATAAGCTGATGCCTGACCGTTTTTCAAAAACTCGCTAACTAGAGAAGAATCTACTTTCGCAGCGAACTTCCCATCGCTATCTCTCGGATGTTTCGATTCTTCAAAGTTCGCATTCATCTCACATTGGCTTTCGTTTTGTCAGTTCGTTTACAGCCTCGTCAATGTCGCTAATCTCGACGGGTTGATCTCCAGCTTCCTCGGTGGGTGTTTCTGCCGATTCCGCTTCATCGTCGTCCGTTGGTGCCGTTTCGTCGGTTTGCGCGGGAGATTCTGTATCGTCGTCTTCCGCGTATGCATCCGGTGGCAGTTCTGATGCGTAGCCGCCCATTTTGTTTTCCTTCAAGAAGGAATCTAGTTCTTGGCTACGTTGATCTTCTTCCGCCCAGAAGTCTTCGGGCAATGCTGATATTTTCGGTTGTTGGTCCATTAGTCTTGCCAAATCTTTACACCGTCCGTTGCACCCTTGCGAATGTGCTCAGGAACATCGGGGTTTCCGTTCACATAATCTACGGCGAACTTCGCAAGCGCTCGCCTATCGACTTTCAATGCCTCTGGTGGCATTGTATCAAGTAGCTTTGGTTGTGCTCCGTTGACGAGATAGACGCACCTTACGTCGCCGTCGTTCTTGTGCTTTTCAGCGAACGCATGATGGTTCTTTGCACCGATCGCATACGAATCCGCAAATACCATCGCATCGACCATTCGCCCGTCGTTTGGATCCTGAGCACGCTTTACAACTCCGCGTTCGGGATTAGCCCATTGGGTATTAGGATCGGCATGGACGAACACGTAGTTTACTTTTAGACCACGCTTGCGAGCTTCCTGTAGAATCCAAGGGTTTTCCGTGGCGTTCTGATCTCCAGCCGAATCCCAAACGACTGCCGCGCGGTTCTTCATTTCCAAGGCTTGCGGAACGTTTTTGAGCGCGTAGCCTTTTCCAGCCCCGCATCCTCCTACCGTAACCAGGATCTCCGAACCCTCGGGAATAGTGTCCAGATGCTTGACAAATGCACGCTTGCAAATTGCGTTAGCCGTCTGGTGTAGCGAAAGATTTAGTGTTGCTCGGTTTTTTGCTCTTTGCTCTAGGTCTTCATCCAAGTCTGCGGAGTTCCAGAAAGGAGACTGCTTTTTGCACGCATCCGTCTCGAATGTAACGGGCTTTCCTGGTTCCGAGTGTGCAGTGAACATAATGACCGCTTCATCGGTCAGCGAATCAGGATCCTTCTCGAATGCCTCAGCAAAGTGCGATTCGGCACGTTTCGCCACGCCCGTCAATCCAGGGATTCGCGTCACTCGCTTCGGTGGTGGAGGTACATCGAACGCCGGAACACCAACTCGAGCGCGGTCCGTTATACCATCGTGATTCGGATCGGAATCGACTTGCGGGTTGTGCTGCCCCTGGAATACCGATTGGCTAGCTTGCGGCGCTGCCTGTGGTTTCGGTTGAGCTGGAGCGATGGGAGCTTGCGGAGCCCTGTTTTGCGGTTTTGGTGCCGCGTTTGGCTTTACTGGTCGCTGTGGCTGAGGTTGTTGCGGTTTCTGTGGCTGCTGTTGCTGTTGTTGCGGTCTAGCCGTCTGTGGTGCGGATTGCCCAGCACGCTCCACTTTCGTCCAGCGGTGGTTTTCATTGAGGCGATACTGTTGCCCGTTCTTGTTGATCGTGGTCCCGACTTGGAGTGCCATGCGCTTTGGCTTGTCTTCCTCTTCGTCGTCCTCGTCATCCCATTCCATCGGATCCATGTCCTCATCGTCTTCTCCTTCATCGTCGTCATCTGTATCCATTCCCATCAGTTCACTGAGCGCCAGTTCTTTGGCTCTCTGGGGATCCATGTCGTTATGCAAATACAGTTGGTAAGAATCCAAGGCCTCCGAGACTTTGACTTTCACGAACGCATCAAACTCGCCGCTTTGGTTGAGTTCCTCGAACAAATCAGGATCGATAATTTCGATCGAGTCCGAGTACAACTGTTCCCAAGCATGTGGCCTTGTGTAGCGGAGTTTCTCTGCCTCTTTTATCCAGTCCCTTTTCTTTGGCGGAAGCGGAATGACAGGTAGATTCAGCGCTTGAATAGCTACCATTTCGCGGTGACCTGCTTCAACTCTTGCGGTTTGCTCAGGGGTCATCCACCACTCGCTACGCTTATTGGGTTCGTTACTCATTGTCATTGTTTCCTTTCGGTGTCAGTTTCTCAAGCTCTACGCCCGTTATGCTGTGAGCAGCGAATTTTGCCGCCCTAGTCAATTGGCGTTGCCATGCGTTGTTTTTCGGCGACCACTTGAACCCGTTGGATTTTAGATTGGAAATCACTTCCTTCGACGGCTTCGTGTCGTGAACGATTCGGATTCTATTGTCATCGTAATCTAAATGCACCATGCCGCCGTCAAATTGGTGGGAAGTTGCTTCATCGCCACTTTCGGAGGCTGCTTCTGCCTCCCTTTCGAATGCCAATTGCTTTTGCGCTTGTTTTTTATACCGCTGCAAATTGGCGTTGTTGTTCGTGAGCATGTAGCTTTCGTGACCAATGTGACCCATTACATCGGGGCGAATCAATTGCCTTGCTGTAGCTTCGTCCATCCCCTCGATTTCCATGAGCTTTTGAACGGTGGTTTCCGGTGTGTGACCAGCCGCATACGCCACTCCTTGGCGGTTGTATCCAAAGATTCCAGCCTTTTGAAGAACCTTATTTACCGTCTTCATGTCGTCTTGAATTTTTTGCCTTCGAGCGATTTCCTTTTCGATATAGCTTCCGGTGTCAGCGCCACCAATTTTCTTGGGAGCTAACTCAGGGTGCATCATTTTCCAGATAGCCGACTCTCCCTTGTCGCTGTGTTCGCTGTACGCTTCCCATTTGTTTTGGGCTGCGTCCAGTTTTTTCCGGTTGCGTGCTACGTTGAAATTCGAGCCTCCCGTTATCATCGTGGAAGCGGTTCGACTATCGGCGCTCAGTGCTGCTAGGTAATTGGCTTTTGCTCGCTCCAAATAACGAGGCCATTCAGTTTCTAGGATCTGGAGCTTGTTTTCATCCCCTTTAGCAGATCGTTTAAGACTTGCGTATGTTGCGTTCAATTCATGGGCGAAATCTTCTTGGCGTTGTTTTGCTCTCCGTTCTGGAGAAAAACTTGTATTGCGGTGAGCGTTATAAGCTGCGGAGGTTGGAATGGAACCATAAGAAACGCCAGGCGCGAATTCATTTCCGTCGTTGTCCTTCGGTTGCTGTGGTTCCTCGGGCTTTGCTGGTTCAGGCTGCGGTTTGTAGACCAAATCGTCTGGCATGACACCATCACCAAACAAATCCATTTGATCGGCGTTCCCCTTCGTATCGAACAATCCGCCCTGTCTCGCTCTCGTTGGATCTTCAACCTTGAGGTTAGATTTCTTCGAAGGTGCCTTGAATGCTTCGCCGAATAGCCCGAGTTGGTCTCCTTCATCGGCTTCGTCGATTGGCTTGGTGGGTGACGGCATGGAAATGCCAGGGGATTGGATTGGATTGTTGCGTTCTTCAAACTTTGACATAGCTGCAGCGCGGGCGTCGCTTGGCGGCTTACTTGCTGATTCCGCGATCGCCTGCGAACTGCCTTCTCCCATGGCTCGTTGCGCTTCCTTTATGGCCGCGAACGTCTTTTCCTTGACGGCTTCCTTTTGCTTTTTCGTTTTCGCCTGCGCTAACTCTGCCGCATGTTCTTTAATCAATGCTGAGATCGGACCACGCAATCCAGCTTCGCGTTCAAAGTTTGCCGCGGCTGCTTCGGCTGCGATGGCTCGCTTCAGGTTCTCATCGACGGCAAGTGTGTTACCTGCATCCGAAACACGGTCTGCACGTTTCTGGCTGGAAATAGCTCGGAAGTCTCTCGCTTCTTGCCCGAGGAATCTTGCAACATGCGCCTCTAATTCCACTTCTTGGTCAAATGTTGAGTGTTCATCCTCGAACATTCCAAACAAATCTTGTCCTTTCTCAACATACTTTCCAGCGTTGCCCATTTTCTTGGCGGCTGTTTCAATCTCTCGAGTGTTCCATTCCTTTCCGTCTTCTTCCCTGTCCTCGAGTTTCTTGAACAGTGCGTTTTGGAGATCGTGGTCTTTCAAGTGCTTCGCTACTGCGATCGCTTTGGATTCCTCGAGGGTTCCCTGCGTTACCATCTGGAACGGTTTGTCAGCAAGGTTTTTGAGGATCGTCGCTTCGAATGCAACCTTGCCAGATAGGCTTATGCCAGCGTTTTTTAAGTGCTCAACATCGTGACCCGTATCACGCAAATACTTAGCCGCATCAATCGAGGATCCTCTGCCCTCTGCGATGTTTGCTAGAGCGCCGCGGGCTCGTGCTTCCAGTGCATCTTTTGCGTCGATGTATCGCACATTGAGGAAATCCGCCCTGAGTCGATTCGCTAAATCATGGCGATGGTGACCATTCACCACATAGTCAATTCCATTCTCAGGATCTCTCCACACCAACAAAACGCCAGCGAGTTCATGGTTCCACTTCCCAACACTCTTCAATTCCTGCGTTACCCCGTCCGCGTCGATATCCTTGACTTTGTACTGGAATCTCTTTGCGTCCGTCTTGAGAGAACCGACAGGGACTGTAAATACGTCCTTCGATGTCGGATCGACTGGAGTTCCATTTTCTCGCGTTGTAGCGATAGGCTTGGATTGAGCGGGTTTGGTTGGTTCCGCTTCTTGTTTTTGCGATTTCGCTTCTCTCTGTTTGTTTTGCAGCATCGTCGCAGCAAAACTCGCGGCTTCCTCGAGGGTAGCGAATCGTTCGGGATGTTCTGTTTTGTTTTTGTCAGGATCCGTGTGCGTTACGCGATAGCCTGTATTGTCTCTGCTCGAGCGATCGTATTGCACTTTGATAGCGTGCCCATCCTTCAGCTTTACGCTTCGCCTGTTTGCGATGAGTTTCGATGTCTTTTCGTGCGCAGTTCCTGGTCCAGTCTCGACCGCTTCGTACTTTGGTGATTCTGGCTTGATATCGCTTGGTTTTTCTTCAATGGCGGGAGTATCTGCTTTCTTCACCCCCGACTTGATTTCCTCCATCTGTTCGCCGGTCGCGTGCTCCAGTTGATCGCCTGGAATATACATTCCACCCACGTAGGGCTTGTTGTTGATAACCAGAGGGTTGTCCTTCGAGTACCCCTTTGGCGCTCTCATGGCCGCCATGGTCGTGATGTCGGTGTCATACCCTAGAGCTGTCCTGGCTGCTTTGACAACATCGACCGCTTTCAATGCCCCGCGTCCTACGGCTGCTACTGGATCGATGGACATTCGATACGGATCGGATTGCTGATCCATTTGTTGTTGCTGCATTGGATCCATTGGACCCATCGCGCCATTGCCGTCACGTTTCGCCCCTTGCTGCTCCATGGCTTGGAGTCCGAGAGGCTTGTGAGTGATCTCGTACTCTTCTGCCGTACCCCAGTTCAACAGAACGAGCGGGTCTAGGGTTTTCCTGATATCGCAAAGTATTTGCGTGACCCAAGTATCAAGCCCCGAGAAGAACGCTGCGAGTGGAATCGATTTACCCTCCCATGCGCCGCTTCCATCGTTGCTGATCGCTCCGTCTGGAATCTCGAGCCCTTGGCGAATCTCGTTGTCGAGGTCTTTCGGATACTGAAGGATATGCTGTGGATTACTTGCGACCGTTGCATCGTCGATAGTCCACTTTGCATTTCCGTTCATGTCGTGGTCGGTCGGATAGACTACCGTTCCACCCGAGTAGCGTTGTTCCGCAATCTGAAGCGCTACGTCTCGCGCGGGAACAGGATCCCTATCTGGTCCGTTCACGTAAACTTGCTGGTCGCTAGGGTAGCCTACTTTCATGCCACCGTAGGCGTCTTTGTGCATGTAGAGTCGTCGTGTATCGAGCGCCGCACCGTTTAGCCACTTGTCTGCCCATGGCGAATACGCACCGATCAATACCGAGCTACTGTACTTCTCTCCGTTCTCTGGTCGGAATCGAACGAAGTAACTGTAAGGGAAAGGAAGTTGTACGGTTCCTTCACCCGCAACGTTCTTCACCTCGATTCCCCATGGATCCCCGCTACTGTGCAGCTCGAGCATGCGAATATCTTTAGGGTGTCTCGGATGAAGCGTATCGATTTCAATGAGGTTCGATTCGGTCAACCGAAGCGTAACTTCGCCGCCTGCCCAACCCCATGTTTGAGACGCGAGCAAGTGCGGTAAATAGCTGTTCCAAATTGTTTGCAGTTGCCTTTGCACCCATGCCGCGACAATCGGGTTTCGTGCTTTCACGCCTGGCACCCAAGTAGGCTTGCCGTCTTGGCCAACGCCGTCGATGTAAGCGAACTCAACTCCAAAGATAGGAGCTTGGCGCATCGCAAGACATAGCCGCACCTGTGGATCCCTGAGCATTTCCCGAATCGTCTGGAACGTAAACAGAGGCAAGTCTCGAGCGTGCATGTACCAGTCCTGATGGACATAACTATGCGTATGTTGTCGAGTCTTGCGTTCCTTCTCGGTAGGCAATGGCAGTTTGCCAGGCTCGTTGGTTTTAGTCGTCCATTGTTTTAGGACGGCTAGCGCTCGTTCCGTGAGTGACATTACTTCAACCTCTTTGTTGCTGCATCGACCATGTGCTTGGCTGCTTCCAATTGTGCTTTGCGTGCTACGTTCTCATCATCGAACGCAGACATAAACAATGCGTAGACTCCAGCCGGATCCGATGGCGAATAGTTGCCGTGATAGATTCGTTCTTGCGCAATAAGTTTAGGCAAATTTTCGAGTAACCCAAGTTGCTGCGACTCGCTGATCGCATGCGGATCGACGCCATACCAATACGCAACCTCGGCGTTCGGTTCCTCGTTCGACCGTGCCAGGTTTGTAGCATCCGAGACTACTTTCCAAAGTTGCCATGCGGATGTGATGGTCGCGTCGTGTATCCCTTGCTTTTGCATCCACTCGACTACGTTTCTTAGAAACGACAGTGTAGGACGCATCTTGTTGCTAGTAACCTGCAAATTCGCTGACAAACTCGACAGTTCTCGAGACACCTTGACGAGCGATAGCGTCATGGTTGTGTTTTCGATGCTGACAATCATTCCACACCCCCGTTCACATCTTTCGTTTCAACTGTGGTAACTGGTTCCACGAGCCGATAGCGTTGCTTCCATGCCGCTGCATACTTCGGTTGGCAGAAATACAAACCGAGATAGGCTTGCGAGAAAATGCCTTTCCCGATCGGACGGTAAGTTTTGTTTCCTATCCTGAGCTGTCCCGGTTTTCTAATCGGATACCCAACTCGTTCCGCTTTTCCTGTCCACACAAACTCCTGTACTCCAGCTTGATCTTCCGTGAATCTCTCGGCTTTTTCTTGACTTACGGTCGCGTAACCAGCGTCAGGGGAATTCGCGTTGTATTCTTTGTGTTCCAGGTCGTTTGCTTTGATTTCGACGGCAGTATGATCGATACCATTTTCGTAGTAGGTCAGCGTTGCTTCAAACGATAGCCAACTGCGATTGGGTGCGGGTCTTTCATTGCACAGAACAGGAGTTAAAGCCCTAGGGGGAGTCAGTGGTTTAGGGTAGTTCGATGTTTCCGGTGGAGACTGGTTGCACAAGTCCACGAGCCTTTCGTTCTGCCATTCATGCCGCAACCCTGCATTGCCTCGGTCTGTATTTAGACCGCGAAACGGTTGCAGTGCTTTAACAGAATCGTCCCACGCTTGCCAGGAATCGATCTCATCGCTGACAGGCTGGAACAGTCCCTGTGTTAAAATCGCTGTTGCTCCAACTTCCTCCCCTGAACCGATGACACGATAGGTCAATTGGAACGATACGCGGTTCTCGAAGATATCTTCGATGACATCGATCGCTTCGATGAAGATCGCTTTCGGTTCACCTGCTTTTGCGTAAACAATTCTCTTTTCGACTAGCCCACGAAATATCATCCATGATCGCGCCTTGTGCTCATCGGGAGACATCTCGATCGTCGCGGAGATCGTATTCATCACCCGACGAACGCTAGTCCTTTGCCAGCTCGCGCGATGCGTAGCATTGATACTCACGACACCGGCTGGCCAGGCGTTCGGAGATGCAATCTCGGAATCGACGATTGTGAAGTTCGCCGTCCGTTTATCCTCCGATACCTGCCAAGAGGTTCTTCGCTGAAAGTTTGTTGGCTTGGCGAAGTTGACTTTATTGCGGTAGTTGTCAACAGAATCGACTAAGTTTCTCCCGCCGTTCTGCCTGCTCAAAGCGATTTGGATGTTGCCACTGATGGTTCGTGTCGTGTAACCGCGTTCGTCAATATCAAAAGACACGCCATACGAAAAGGATGACAATCCAGTAAAGTTCGGTGGTGAGCTACCATCGCAAATCGGTATCTGCCATTCGACTTCCCATGTGACCTCTACCGAGTTTGTATGCCCTACTGGATTCCAATCGATAACCCTTGGTTTTGGTCCCCAGGCGACATCCTTAACTCCTCCGCCGTTTATGTCCAGCGTTGGTCCGAATCCGTCATGCTCGATAATTAGCCTAGCACCCGCTTTGCTGATTCGCTGCCGTGCGTAGTGGACGTAATCTTTCGCCGCAAAACTAAACGAATCTAGTGGTCCTGTCGCTGCCTCATTGACAATGATTGTCTGGAGTCGCAGGGAGAACCGCGTTGCAATAACCGTTCTGTCGGATGGATCGTAAACGAACGATTCCACAATGTGGAAGTTGGATCGATCAGGAAACACATAGTCGTTGTAGGTGACTCGAGACATTCCCATTATGGATTGCCTCCTTTCGCTTGACCGTGCTTCTTTTTCTTAACCAAGTTCCCTTGGTCGTCTAAGTCTGCCGATAGGACATCAGCAAACATCACTTGAACGCCGTTGTTTACGCCTGTGGTGTCATCGCCGCGTAATTCTGCCCAGGCTTTTGTCGCTTCTTTCTGTGCGGCCACAAACGCATTAACCGCGTTCGCCACTTGCGCTGCGGCTGCCGCGTCATCGAGCGGGGTTGCCGTCCATGCTGCCGCTTGCGCCTTAAGCATCGCAAGGATGCCATCGAGCAACGCGACCATCTTTGTAGTTTCGGCAAGCGTTACCGACACAACGTTCGCCCCCGTCGTTAGCGCTGGTTCCATCTTTAAAAGTAAAGATAAAACTTGCGTCCAGAGCTTTTCCATTTGGCTGTTGACGTTGTTGCTTGCCGCTCCAAAGCTCGATAAAGGCCCTTCCGTCTGCTTCGCTCGGTCGATCATGTTCAGTTCGGTG